TATAACGCGCTGCAAAGCGCAAAGTCCTTCAGTACTCCACGGTCAGGTCGCGCGAGCGCATCTCATAGCGCTGCACCAACGGAACCAACTTACGCGGCGGAGTATTTATGAACCGCAGGCCAACGTCGAGCATAGCTGCGACGGCCTCGGGTGACCGTTTGTACTTCATTGAAATCCACGCGATTGCGACGCCACGGTGCTCGGCATCGCGCGTGGGACTCAGCAACACATTCATAGCCATCTGGTCGGTCAACAACTCCTGCTCAACGTCTCGAGGAACATGCACTTTGCTGAGAAATTTAACAACCGTGCGAAAGTAATCCAAGAAGCACCCGTGCGGGGTCCAGAAGTGATGGCAGAAAATGACACCACCGGGCTCGTAAGAGTGCTTGATGATGATGCGCAAGAAGTTGACGTAGTCCGCGGTGGCGCGCATTTTGCGCTTGTTCAGCGCGCCAGAGTCGTCACCCGCAATGGCTAGGAACTCGGCTAGTTGCTTGACCATGCTGGACACCATGTCTTCAAAAGCCGGCAACGGATCGCTCGGATCGATGGAGCGATCAAGGCCAGCTATCGCGCGGCACACCAAATTAAGAAGGCAATTGGTGAAAAAGGTCCAGCAAAAGCCCGACCCGAGTTGGTCGCGCGTGCGGGCGGCGAAAGTGCGTTGAGTGTCGCGCGCTGCCCAATCATCCTGGACGCTGCTCATGTATATGCAGCAAGTGTCGATGAAGACGGGATCGAGAGTGGGGTAGCACAGGCGCATGTACTCACGGATAAACGCACGCAAGTAACGAGTGTGCGAGGCGTCGCATTCACTAACGTCCGCGCCGTCGCAGTGCGCATAGCCGACACCGTCCGCCGCCGCCGCCTCAGACAACTCTTGGAGCACGCGAACAACGCCGTACTGCGGGCCGACCATGCGCAGCCTCTTGTTGAACGTCCCGGTGAAGACCTTAGCGAAGGTGCGGAAGACGGGGCCCATCATGTACAGCCACACGCCACTCAAAACCTGCACGGGTTGACCACCTTTGTCAGCAATCAGCGAGTCGGCTTTTCCCTCGTCTGGCATCTTCTGCTGAACTTTCGCGTGATACGTGGTCCAGGCGAAGTGTGAGTCGAGGTCAGCCTTCTCCGGCGGTTTACAAGTGGTGCCTTTCGCCGCTTGGGTGGCTAGAAATTCAGCCATGCTGGCAGCGTGCAAGTCAGGCAAGTCGGGAGGCAAAAGATTCTTGCGGCCGTACTTCTGGTAAATGGCATGAGCGCTGGCACGCATGACTTCGCACACCTGCGCCCTGCAACCGTCGGGATCGCTCTGTCGCCCAACCCACTTCTCAAAGTTCTCGCGACCGTACCGCGCTAAACCCGTATGAATTTTATTGCGCGCGTCGTTCCACTGTACCTTACTCGCGACGACTGGCAACAATGTGGCCACGTCACGTCGAGTCTCAGCGAAAAACGCCTCGGCATTGAATTTCGCGCCCGGTTCGCCATTGTACTCATGCACCCACTTAGCCAAGTTGATGCTCGGACCAACACGCATAACCGTCCCGTGTTTGGCGGTCACGTGGTACTCCTCAGTGATCATCTCCTGCGCCAAATTGAGATGGCGCTGGTGGAGCTGACCAGTGGATATCTCACTACGAAAGTGATTCAACCACGAGTCCGGGAGAAATCGATGGAGCACGGGAACGTGGGCGCGCGAGGACTCAGCGGCCACCAAGTGGGCAAGCGTGGAAACGGAACCGCCTTTCACTCCGTCGCTGGCGGCCGCTGTCTGGAGTTGCGAGTATCGCAAATAGCCGTCGTCCGTCAGGTGCTCAACTTTACGAATGGGCACGCCCTGGACACCGGTCGCGAATTCTGCCGGAACCGTGTACGACCCGTACGGCAACTCATGAGCGGCGCGGCGCAAAATGGAGTTGTGCACCTCACGACTTTGAGCCTGCGCGAGCGCAAGAACGACGCGCTGCGGGAGCTGCCGTGCTTCGCCGCGAGTGTATTGAACACCGCGCGCGTCGGGGGCGCCGTTCAGCGGAACGACGCGTGAGCCGAGAGGTCTGGGTGCCACACGCTCGAGCGAGTCGGTGACCACATGCAAGAATTGCGTTGCGCGAGTGAGGGCTACGTGCAGGTGCCGATTCGCGACTGTGCCTGGTTTTGGGAACGGCTTCGGCGCGTCGCCAGACACGTCCCAGACGTACACTTCACGCAAATTGCAACCCAGCGCCTCGGTGGACGTATTGCTAGCATAACCTAACTGCAGCATGTCCGCCTTAGCGCGCTGAGTCAACGTCAGAACGTCGCAGCCAGGAAGCGCTCCGTACGCAGCAAAAAAAGCGGCCGGAGTTAACAGATCACGGCGTAAAGGTGCAACAAGAGTGTTACCAACGCCCCAGAACCTGTGGCAACCTGTCAGACTTTCGACGAGGCTAGCCTGCGCGGCGCTGCAGCGGTAACTAAAGCCACTCCAAAAGACCTTACCGCACGAGCGAGTCAAACACGACTCCAGGTCGTCGAACACCTCGGGCAGCGGTGGTGGAGCGCCGCCAAAATTCAACTCGTCCATCTGTTCGCGACCAAGGAGCACATGCACCTCTACACCTGCTGGTATTTGGGCCAGGTACAAAAAGAGCTTGCGCCCGAGCAACTGCGCCTCGTCAAACACCACCGCCTGAGGAGCGTAGCCGGCACGCAACATCGTCAGATAGGCCACGTCGTGGGTCTGACAGAATCGATACCCATTTGCACGCCACTCCCTTTGGAGCTTGACGAGCGTGGGTATGACGTGCACATTCTGAGGATTGAAGCGCCGAGCAAGCTCAGCGCGTAGACCGGCAGTCTTGCAAACGCCGGCGCTGCCATACCAAAGAGTCACGCGACTGAGGCTCACGTCCATGTCAAAACCACGTGGGATTTGCAGTGGCAGCACAACCGGTGGCTGCGCAGGCCTCTGACCGACGGCCGGTTGCGCGACATTGAGCTGCACCATAACAGGTGAGTTGGCGATCATCCACGCCTGCTGAGCGTCCCAGTCGTCGTACTCCGGCAACGCAAGACGCGGTCGTGTGAGTCGGCTGAAGCGAGAGCGCAACTCGTGTGCAAACTCCACAGCAGGAGCGCCGTTCGCTGGCAAACCTGCGGGAATGTCATAGTCCGCTGGAGAGATGCAGTGAAATTCGTGTCTACGCCAGACCTCGTCACGCATCGCGAGACACATGCTGTCCGCGGACGCATGATCCGCGCAAGGATGCAACTTGCTGCAGACCACGGATCGGCGTTCGCAGTGCTCGGCGTGGCGACG